TTTTACTACCTCTTTTGACGATTCCGTAAGAATCCTAAAAGGAAAGCGTATTTTATCCGAAAACAAATCTACTGAGTACAATAAGATAATTGATTTCATAAAATACGAAGTCGATTATGTTCCCGATGATATTGAAGTATATATGAAGTGGCTGGAACCTTATAGAACCATGGCTTTGAAAGCATTGCAATACAGGAAAAAGAATTTTAGTCAAATGTCAAAAGATAGGTTGCAATCTTTAGCTGAAGCTAAAAAGCCTGAAGGTGTTTACGGTCATAATCCAAACGCCGAAAACGACACCTACAGAGGTATCGATCACCTAAACTACTACCAGGTTTATCATGGCATTCAATTTGAGCTTGCTAAGATGCCAGAGATTACTGACGAGAATTACGTTAAGGCTAGAAAGAAAGTCGTTGATACTATCCTGAAAGATCCTGATGCTTACAAAGATTTGCAGCTTGCAAACTTTAAGGCCGTCAAGGAAATGGATAAGGATCTCGAAATGAAAGATGTTAAGAAAAACAATCTTAACGACAAGCCAAATGAGATGAAGGTTGTTAAGAAAGATGCTAAAGCCAACACGCAAGATACTCTCGAAAAGAAAGAAAAAAGAAAGTCTAAGACTGCTAAGGTACCTGTAATGACTCAAACTCCGAAAGGAAAACTTGAAGCATTTGCAACTCCCGGTAAGGAAAAAGTAATGGCTCTCAAAGAACATATTCTTGATGAAATGACTACCCGAAATCCTCATCACGAAGAGATTCATAAGGGTAACGAGGTTTATAAAAAAAAAGGTAACGGTACCCCCGGTAAAGTAGTTGATTTTGATGGTCATACTGCTACAGTAGAATGGCAAGATGGCCATAAAGAAGATTTACAAAAAAACGTACTTACAAAAGTTAAGCCTGAAAAGACTACTACAGAGCTTCCTTCTAGCGAAATGAAACCTCGTACAATGGTTCCATGGAGCAATAACGAAGAAAAGCTCAATGAAGATCCTGTAGGGCAGCAAGCAGCAGGCGATGAAGAAGAAGAGGCTAGCTTACGTGCTACCGTTATTAGGAAAGAGGATAAAATTAAAGATCTGAAAGAAAAACTTATTAAAGCGTTGACTAAAGAAGCCGGCGATCTGGTAAAAGCGGCTGACGGAACCTTTTTAGGCGCAACTGCTACAGGAAAAGGCAAAAGTTTAGCTAATAGTATAAAGAATCAATCTAAAGGCGGTATTAATCCCATCGTTACAACAATCAGCTCATGAGTAAGCAAGTCTTAATAGAATATCTACCATTCACACCCTTACCTAGGCAACTACACGAGGCTAGAATGAATCCTAAAGCCCCACTTATTGTAGCCGGTCTCGTACAGGCTGCCGATAGACCTAATGCTAACAAGCGTATCTACGACTTTGATACTTTAGCTAAGCAAGTAAAACTCTATATCGACGGACCCATTGCTGAAAGAAGGGCGCTTGGGGAGCTTGATCACCCAGAATCTTCTGTTATTAACCTTAAGAATGTTTGTCATAATATTACTAGACTCTGGTGGGATGGTAAGAATCTCATGGGTGAGTTTGAAGTTTTAGATACACCTTCAGGTAATATACTACGTGAATTATTTATGAACAATATTACAGTCGGTGTCTCTTCACGTGCAATGGGGTCGGTTTCACCAATAGGTGAAGGTCTTGTTCAAGTAGAAGATGACTTAGAATTGATTTGCTGGGATTTCGTTTCTACACCTTCAACATATGGTGCTTATGTAAAACCGTTGGAAGGATTAAATGAATCTTATGATCCAAACGGCGGTGAGGGTAGGAAAAACAGTATTAATAGACTAATTTCAGATATTATTTGCACCCAAAGCGGTGTTTGCTGTATAAAATAAAACAACTATGAAACAACATCTTAACGAAATTAGGAAAATGCAGCATATAGCTGGATTGATTAATCAATCACAATCAAACGAAGCATTCGAACCAGACTACGATCGAGGCGGGTATTTTATGGATATGCTAGAAGAAGCTATTGGTCCTTGGATAGATAGTAAAATAAAGGATGGAGAAGAAATTGAACAAATTAAAGCTGAATTACACTACGACGTAGATAAAATAGTTGATAGCCGTAGTAAGACTTATTTTTAAAAAATAAGAAATCCTAAATAATTAATTTCTGACATTATTTGCACTCAATCAGGTGTTTGCTGTATAAAATAACGATCATGAAACAACAACTTACCGAAGTAAAAAGACTGCAAGAGCTTGCAGGGGTTGTTGAGCACGAGCATAATTTTTTAGAAGACCCTAACCCTTTAGACGATCTACCATCGGTGAAGTTAGATATTGACGATAACGGAATGATGAAAATCGAATTAACCGCTTTTTTTCATACTCCGGGTAACGGAAAAGTTCCGCTATTGATTAATAACCCAGCACTTCAGGAAGTAGTTATGAAATCAATTCAATTAGAATCTCAAAAAGCCTTTAGAAAAGCCGTACACGGAGTACTTGGAATCCCTTACGGCTTACCTGAATAAAAAAATTTTCACTAAGAATCAAGGTTTTCCGTACAGGCAGAGATATTTATGAACGTATGCCATCCTAATATGGCATCTCGTATTCTATACACCCTTATATTGCTACACTCTAATTAGCAATCCCCGAAACAAATTTAAGATGGAAAATCAAGAATTGTTTAAGCAAGCAATCCTTGACGCAAAGGCTGTTCGTGAGACTGCAATGGCTGCCGCCAGAACTACTCTCGCTGAGCATTTTGAACCTTTCATCAAGGAAACCATGGCAAAAGAACTCACAAAAGAAGAGCACGACACCATGGAAGAGGATAATGAAATGGAAGAAGCCATGAAGCATCATAAAAAACATGATGCTACTGAAATGGAAGAAGCCATGAAGCATCATAAAAAACATGATGCTACTGAAATGGAAGAAGCCATGAAGCATCATAAAAAACATGATGCTACTGAAATGGAAGAGTCTACACTAGATGAAATCTTAGCCGAGCTAGATGCTCTTTCTGAAGAAAATATCGAAGAAGGAGATCACACAGTCGATGAAGGACACGTTCCCGAAGACGGCTACGTTGGAAAAGCAGGCAGAGGTGCAACCGGTTATAATGAACGCGCCGGAGTATCACATGGCGATGGAAAACTTCACGAAGCTGATGATGAAAAAGAAGAAGAAGACGACGAGGCTGAAGAAGCCGGCGAGGACCTTACTAAAGACATCGAAGCGGCTAGAGGCGGTGAAGAGCAAGAAGTAGTTGATATTACTGTAGGTGAATTGAAAGACATCATTCGTGATGTATTCATGCAATTACAGGGCGGTGATATGGCTCCTGGAGCATCACTAGATGGCGGTACTGAACTTGCAACAGATTTAGGAAGCGGCGGAGAAATGGAGGCAGGAGAAGAAGAAATCTCTCTTGATGAAATTCTAGCTGAACTTGAAGAAGAAGAGCATAAAATGGAAGAAGTTAAGAAAAAGCATCACCACAATGATAAAGTAGATGAAGGTACAGGACCGGGTGGTGAGATCGATCCTAAAGCCGAAAGCACTTACAAGGTTGAAGAAATTAAGAAAGAGCTTAATGAAGCTGTTAAAACGATAAAAGCACTTAAAACCGAACTTAATGAAATCAATCTTTTCAGTGCAAAACTTCTATATGTAAATAAAATATTCAAGGCAAAAAATCTTTCTGAATCACAAAAAACGAAAGTAATCAACGCATTTGACAGAACAACAACAATCAAAGAGGTTGAGAATACTTACAAAACTTTACTTGAGTCAATTAGTGTAGAAGCTAAAAAAACTTCACTTAAAGAATCCGTAGGTTTTGCATCAAAACCAATCGGTAGCGCTCCAGCTCGTCCGATTGTTGAAGCCGATGCTTTTGTATCAAGATGGCAACAGCTTGCTGGAATAAAAAAATAACAATCTCTAAACTAAACATTAAAAAAATGTCAAACCTAGTTAATTCCCTTTTAGAAAGCGCTAACCCATATACCGATCAAATGGGGGTTAGTCAGAAACTTGCTAAGAAGTGGGCTAAGTCCGGCCTACTCGAGGGTTTGAAAGATTACGACCGAACTAATATGGCCGTTATTCTTGAAAACCAAGCAAAACAACTCGTACTTGAATCTTCTACAACTGGTGGTGGCGTAACCAACGGTGCAACTTTTACTCCTGGTAATGGTGAGCAGTGGGCTGGTGTAGCTTTACCTCTCGTTCGTAAGATCTTCGGACAAATTGCATCTAAAGAGTTCGTTAGCGTACAGCCAATGAACCTTCCTGCTGGTCTAGTATTCTACTTAGATTTCCAGTATGGTAACAACATCCCTAAGCCTTTCGTAAAGGGACAATCTGTTTATGGTACTCTAAACCAAACAGCTACTAGCGGATTCGGTAACTTAGCCTCTGGTGGTCTTTATGGTCAAGGCCGTTACGGATATTCTATCAACCAGTTTTCTGCTTCTGCAGGTACAGTTGTAACAACTGCCGCAACTTTTGCTAACGTTAACTTCAACAATGACTACTCTCAGTCTGTTGTAGATAGCAAGATGATTCAGATCGCAGTTCCTACTGCTTCTTTAAGCACCCCTGACCTTAACGGTATCCGTGCTTTCGAATTGAGCGCTAGCTCTGCTATACTATCCCCTTCTACTTTGATTAATGATTTTACTACTTTATCCGGTGGCGATATCTTATTCTATGTAAGCGGATCAAATGCAGCAGCTATCGATGCTGTAACCGGTTCAATTATTGTATTCTACAATAAGCAAACCAATTTCCAAACTCGCGGTGATTTTGAAGATGCTCCTGGCGATACACCAACACCATTCTCTAATCCGAACGCTGCTTCTTCAACTCAGATCGTTATACCCGAGATTAACGTTCAGATGAAGTCAGAGACCATCTCAGCTAAGACACGTAAGTTGAAAGCACAATGGACTCCGGAATTCGCTCAAGATTTGAATGCTTATCATTCTCTTGATGCTGAAGCAGAGTTAACCGGTATGCTTTCAGAGTATATCTCTCTTGAGATCGATCTCGAGATCCTCGATATGTTAATCGAGAATGCTCAGACAGTTGCAAACTGGTCTGCACAGATTGGTAACCAAATTAACGCAGCTGGTACTGCTTACACTAGCAATACTGCTGGTGCTTACTATAACCAGATGTCTTGGTTCCAAACTTTAGGTATTAAGCTTCAAGCTGTATCTAATAAAATCCACCAACTGACTTTACGTGGCGGTGCTAACTTCCTAGTATGTTCACCAACTGTAGCTACAATCCTTGAATCTATTCCTGGATTTGCAGCTGATACTGATGGTGCTGCAGATACTATGAAATATGCATTCGGCGTTCAGAAAATTGGTCAGTTAAACAGTCGTTATAAGGTTTACAAGAACCCTTATATGACCGAGAACACTATTCTATTAGGGTTCCGTGGTAACCAATTCCTAGAGTGTGGTGCCGTTTACGCTCCATACGTACCGTTAATTATGACACCTCTAGTGTACGATCCAGATACCTTTACACCAAGAAAAGGTATTATGACTCGCTACGCTAAGAAGATGATTCGTCCTGAATACTACGGTAAGGTATACGTTGCTAACTTAAACGTAGCTCAAGCTAGCTAATTCAGACTAGCTTAAAAAATAAAGACCGGCCCTGTAAGGCCGGTTTTTTTTATACTTATATCTACTATTTATATTAAAATTATTAATGCCTACTCTGTTAGATTTAAGCAGAGATCCATACGGATTAAACGGTGGTACAATCGTCAGTGATCAATAAATACAAAAGCTGATGCATTTTGGTATCTACCAGTAACAAATACTACCGCAATAATATCATTCAGCAGTCTAACTGGAGGACCGATTAGCGCATCATTTACAGCCGGTAACGGTATTTTCGGCGCAATTACTGAAGTCTCACAGTCATCCGGTATCGCCGTTCTCTACTCAGGTTCTTATCAATACCCCCACCCCTAATATAAATCCTTGAAAATATATAATATAGAACCCTCTTTTGAGGGTTTTTTATTCTCTTTTGCTTACTATTTATATCAAACGGTCTATGCATGGTGACAACAACAGTTACAAGAAAGAAAAAACTTAAGAATCCAATTAAATTTCAGGTTACACTTAATGAAGAACAGAAAGTTGCGAAATCAGTTATTCTTGAAAACAAGATAACAGTACTAAAAGGTAGTGCAGGATCAGGAAAATCGATAGTAGCTGCTCAAGCTGCACTCGATCTACTCTTTACCGGACAGGTTGAAAAGGTAATACTAACTAGACCTGCCGTAACTGCTGGAGAAGAATTAGGTTTTATGCCCGGAGATAAAGACGCTAAGCTAGCTCCCTATACAGCAGCTATATACGATAATATGTATAGGCTCTATAATAAGGAAAAGATAGATAGAGAAATTATTGAAGGTAGAATAGAGGTTATTCCGGTAGCATTTATGAGAGGCAGGAATCTTACAAACTGCTGTGTAGTAGTAGACGAAGGCCAAAATATTACACACAGGCAGATGGAGCTAATTCTTGGTAGAATATGTGAAGGATCAAGAATGATTATATGTGGTGATACTGCACAGATTGATTTAAAAGATAAAAAATTATCAGGTTTTGGATTTATATGTAATAACTTGACCAACGTAATAGGTTTTTCAGTTGTAACTCTGAAAACTAATCATCGCGATCCAATCGTTGAAGATATTTTGAAAATTTATTTAGATCATAGAGATTAAAAAATGGCTAATCCAATAATTTATAACGGCGATCCAGGGCCAATTTCAGGCAGTACCCCATTTGGATTTTACGATAATGACGCAGATTATCAAACCGATGGACCAAAAGTAGCAAACTACTGTGCATGGAAACTAGGATATCCCGTACTCGACGTTGAACTACAGTCCGGATCGATTTACGCTTGTTTTGAAGAAGCCGTTTCAATCTACGCCGAAGAATTATATCAACTTAAGATAAAAGACAATTACCTAACGCTTGAAGGACAGCCGACTTCCTCTCTATTAAACAGTATTGTAGTCTCGCCTAACTTAACCAACCTGGTTAATATAGCCGAAACTTACGGTCAAGTAGCAGGAGTAGGTGGATTTATAAGTTGGAGAAGTGGTTCGTTGGAACTTATATCTGGAGAGCAAAACTATAACGTATACGACTGGGCAGTAGCATCACAGAGTATGAGTCCGGGAGATAGAATAGTAATTCAAAGAATAATGTATCAAGCACCGCCTGCGATTTACGGATACGGGTATGGTGCTTATTATCCTCAATTAGGTGGATCGGGTGCATGGCCTGGTAGTTGGGGCGGATACGGAGCTATGGGCGGAGGGAACAACGCTGCTACTTATTATCCTGTATTTTGGGATATTCAAAGAATTCAAGAATTAGAAATGTCAAATGACGTACGGCTTCCTGAATGGTCGTTTGAGCTTATTGGAACTAACTTAAGAATTACTCCAGTACCTCTAGGCAGTAATTATGGCGGATACCGGTCATGTATTTCAATTCAATATGCATTCCAATCAGACCTTATGTCTTTGACAGAAAATAGCCCATACGGCAGTAATAAAGGTCTAGTAGCAAATGCAGCATTAGCTCCATACGGTCTAATCACATACTCCTATATTAATCAACCGGGCAAACAATGGATCAAAGAATATACAGCTGCACTTACTTCTGAATTGCTTGGTTTGATACGCGGAAAATACCAAACTGTACTTATTCCAGGGGCAGAAGCTACACTCAATTTTGCTGATTTAATCTCACGTGGTAAAGAAATGCAAGTAGCTTTACGTGAAAAATTACGGCTTGACTTCGAAGACATGTCAAGACAGAAGCAGCTTGAAAGAAAACAGTCTGAAAACAATTCTCTTAACGATACTTTAAATAGTATACCGTTAATGGTATATATCGGATAACTATGGCACTATTCGGTTCAGTAAGAGATGCAACAATGCAACTTGGCGTAGCCGGCGAGTTTGTAAATAACGTAGTAACCCAGCAAATAGGCTACTATAAGATAGTAATACCCTCATCCCCTCCGAATATCTATGGCGAATCATCCGTTAAGCAATATATCGGCCCGGTACTTTTAAACTGTTTAATAGTCAGGGGCGACTTCTCAACAATTACCGATAATAATTTCGGACCTGATAGTAGAAGGGAAGTAGATTTTAGATTTTTAAAGCCAGATCTAGAATTAGCTAATATAGTGCCTGAGACCGGTGATATTATTATGTATAACGAATTATATTACGAAGTAGATAATACTAACGAAAATCAGCTTTTCCTTGGAAAAGATCCCAATTATTCTTACTCTGAAGGATTAAACAACTTTGGTACTAGTTTTTCTATCATTCTAACCACCCATATGACATCACCTGAAAGATTAGGTATAACACAACAGAGACTCTAATATGCCACAAATAGTACGTCCAGAGAATAGAAGGGAGTTTATGAATAAACTTATCATACCTGCTGATCCGCAGTATGGCAATCCAAATATAGTTTTTTCTGAACCTTTCAAACCAGGACAACCTGAATTTAATAGGGCATATGAAACTGCTTTTGAACCTACAGGAGACAAAAAATACTCAATAGGATTAAAAGATATTGATCAATCAATAATGTACCATTTTGCAAACGTTCTTAAGCTTACGGTATTTCAAAACAATTCTACGGTACTTGTTCCCGTTATATACGGTTCACCTGAAAAATGGAAATCAATACAAAAAGACGGATACTATCGTAATAATGTAGCAAAAATAATGTCCCCTCTTTTAGTTTTTAAAAGATCTTCAGTTGTACAGAATAGAACGCTCGGAAATAAAATAGACGGTAATGTTGCTAAAAATGTTCAACTATACGAAAAGGCTTTCTCAAAAAGAAACGTATATGATAACTTCAATGTTTTGCAAAATCAAAAGCCGCAGAAAGAATATACGGTTGTAGTTACGCCTGACTATGTTACTGTAAATTATACAGTAATAATGTGGACAAACTATGTTGAACAAATGAATAAGTTGATAGAAGCTGTAAATTTTGCTTCTAATTCATACTGGGGTGACCCCGATTCATTTCAGTTTCTTGCAAAAATTGAGACGTTTAATGACGCGCAAGTCTATGATCAAGGTGAAGATAGATTGGTAAGAACTGAATTTGATTTAACTGTCAACGGTTACCTTATTCCGGATTCGCTAAATGCCTATTTAGCACAGCTTTCAGGAAAAACTTATAATATATGTAAAATAGTATTTACAACCGAACAGGTGCAGTAAGGTAGGTTTCTTATTGTTACGGAACGAACTATTTATAATCAAATTTCATAGAGTGGCAGATACTATATCAACTTCCGGTATATCCCCCGGTCAATTAATTAAGTCCGAACAGGTTCTCAGAATTATTTACGCTCTAAATGGAGTAAGCGGTAGTACAATCCTTATTTCAGGTAGTCTTGGAGTAAGTGGATCTGCAAACTTTTTAAATACTGTTAATTTCTTTGCAGGATTAACCGGTTCATTATTTGGGACCTCTTCTTATGCTGCTACCGCATCGGTTATACAAGGAGCGGCTACAGGGTCTTTAATTACAACAGCTTCATTTTCTAATCCTTCTATTACATTTACTAAAGGAGACGGTTCAACTTTTTTAGTAAATTTAACAAGTCTTGTTCCTCTTACAGCATCACATGCTTTAACTGCTTCTTATTTTAGCGGTTCAATCTCAAATGCTATATCTGCTTCTTATGCTCTTACAGCATCGTATGTTGCTAACGTATCATCTTTCCCTTTTACTGGAAGCGCTATTATAAGTGGTAGCTTAAATGTAACAGGAAGTACAAATATAAGCGGCGCTTTATTTGTAAACGGTCTTTCCCTGAGTGCAGAGAATGGGGGACAATTAGCTATATGGAAATATACATCAAGTTTAAATACAGGAGTAGATCCTGGTAACGGATTTTTTAAACTAAATCAATACTGGTCATCATCTCCTACTGCTGCATCGTTCGACAATTTTGCGTATGATCCAAACGTAAGTTTTTCAGGTTATTTAGATAATCTAACAGTAGGTACAGTAATAAAACTTGTAAGCCTTGCAGAAGCAGGTACCTTTAAACTACTACAAATTACAAGCGTAGCACCCCCTGAATCTGGTTACGAAAGTTATGGAGTATCACAGTTAACTTCAGCAGGTAACGACCCCGCTGAAGGAGATCAATTTGCATTTATACCAGTAGGCGCATCTGGGGAGGGTTTTAATACAATCAACAACGCAGGACCTGGTAGATTAATTATTTCTGACGGTTCGACTAATGCTGCTACAGCGTCATCTGATTTAATTTACACAGGTAGTACTTTTTTCGTAACCGGGTCAGCTACTATTGTAGACATATATAGCAATTATTTTTATGTTAGAAATAAACAGACACAACAGCCTGTATTTACAGTAAGCGAAAGTGTTGTACAGTTCGCGACTCAATCAGCGATTCCTACCGGCACTGCACCTAATGGAGGAATATGGTTTACATCAACTAATCTTTATGTAGGTTTAGATTAAAATTAACTATTTATTAAAATAAAAAGACAGAAAAATGGCAAATTGGAAAAAAGTAATAGTATCGGGAAGTGTAGCTCAGTTAAGTAATTTAAGTATTAGTAGTAACTTAGCTGTAACCGGCTCGGTAAACGCTTTAGGACTTACTAATGCAAATAAGCCGAATATAGTTTCTTATGATACAACTACAGGTTTATTCACTTATCAAGGTACCGGTTCATTTACCGCAACTACTGCTTCTTATATTTTAAGTAGCGGGGTAGATGGCCCTCTAGGTATGAATAGCATACTTACTGCCTCTCATGCCGTAAGCGCTTCAATTGCAGGTAGAACAAAAGGTACTTTATCTCAAGTAGCTGGCGGGGGTCTTAATGCTTTTTCTTTCAACGGTAGTACTGACGTAACAGTAGAAGTCAGCGGTGCTGCTCAACTTTCTCAAAACGCTATTACAAAGTGGAATGACACAGATAATAAGTTTACCAATTCGAGTCTCTTTGATAACGGTACTTTAATAACCGGTAATACATCGATAGTACTTACAGGCGCAAATTCAAGCTTAACTGGTTCATTTAGCGGATCATTTAAAGGAGACGGTTCACAACTAACCGGCCTTGTAACTGAATTAGACTTCTCTGGTTCAACCGGAAGCGGTAATGTAGATCTTTTAACTCAGGTATTTACAATTACCGGTACAGCTAATGAAATAGAAACATCAGCTGCCTCCCAAACCCTAACAATCGGGTTACCTAATAACGTTACTATTGGTAACAATTTAGTAGTTAGTAATAATTTAACAGTATTCGGTACTGCTAGCTTCCAACAAACAACAAATCTTGAGGTTGCAGATAGATTTATTCTTCTTGCTTCTGGATCAAACGCAGCAGGTGATGGGGGTATCGTAGTACAGCAAGGAACACAGAATGTAGGCGAATTATTTGCATTCGATAGCGGAACTACAAGATGGGGATTAACTGGTTCATTTACCGCCAATCAAAGTACTTATACACCTGATGCATTTATGGCAGCAGCGGTTTTAGGTTCAAGCGGAGATCCAACAACAGCACCAGGTAGGTACATTGCAAAAGGTAATATATTTATAGGTAATGACGAAACAATTTGGATATATTCTTAATAGAGTTTTCAAAAGAGTAGTTATGGGTTTTAACGCAAATAACGTAGTAGTAAATAATAAACGTGTAGAGGAGCTCCATAAGGCTCCTTTACCTGTCTTAAGTCTTAATAAACCTGAGGTTGAGACTTTGTTAAATTTAATAAGAGAATCTCATTTCAAAGGAGAGCAGGTTCAAAAGATATTTGAATTAGTGCTAAAACTTCAAGACTATTACGTTAAGCTACCCTGATTCTGTGATATTTATATGAAGGAAAGTACTGTAGGCCGAAAGGAAGTAGGCATATACACGGCATAAGTGTATGTATCTAACCACAGTGTAAATTTGTATTACTATGCCGAATTGGAAAAAAGTCATCGTAAGTGGCTCAAATGCCTCTTTAAACTCATTAACAGTAGCTACAAATGTTGTAGCTGAATCATTCACTGGTTCTTTATTTGGAACTGCTGCTTCAGCTTCTGCCGCTTCAGTATTTAATATTTCATCTTCATTATATTCAGCTCAAGGAGCTTTAGCTGGTGTAGGTACAACAACAATTGTCAATATATCCACAGGTTCATTTAGAGCTGGTTTTTTTGATTATGTAGCTTCAAGCGGAAGTAATGCTCGAGCTGGTACAGTGATGTCTGTCTGGGATGGTAGTAATGTAAACTTTACTGATAATTCAACAACAGACATTGGAAGTACTACACTTGTTACAATGAGTGTAGCTTTAAGTGGTGCTAATGCTTTATTAAGAGCAACAATAAATGGAGATACTTGGAATATAAAAACAACTTATAGACTTATTTAAATAAAAATTAATGGCTTTGAATCTTTCAGATATTACCTTTACTTGGCAGTTTAATCCACTTTTTGTTAGCCCTACATCGACTGAACATAATGATGTTGTTACTAAAGTTTTTTACGAACTTAGAGCAACTATAGGGTCTGTTAGTGGATCAGTAGGTGGATTTCAAGAGATACTTCCGATATCACCTTCTGGAAGCTTTATTCCTTTTCAAGACTTAACATCACCTATAATACAGCAGTGGGTTGAATACATGCTAGGAGAAGAGGGTGTAAAAAACCTTAAGACTGACCTTAAAGAAAAGCTTGAAAATAAATTGAATCCTACTTTTGTTATAAAACAATCTCCTTGGATTCTATAGTGATTTATTTAGCTATAAACAAGATTTTAACTATTTATATAATATATTAGCATATATAAAACCCCTACCTTAGGGAAAGTGAACTAAGGGAGATAAACATGGCGAATGAATTTATTGTCCGTAACGGCCTAAAGGCCCTAAATAATTCACAAGTTACAGGATCTCTCTCTATTTCCGGATCACTTGCCGTTCCGGCTATACCTTTAGGTTCAACTGAAACTAATGTAGTAGTAACTGATACGGATGGAACTTTTAAATATAGAACTAATCTTAGTCTCCAAGGTACACAAGGAATTCAAGGTATTCAAGGCAATACCGGTACTCAAGGCATCCAAGGTACGCAAGGCATACAAGGTACTCAAGGAATTCAAGGTATTCAAGGTATTCAAGGTAATAACGGAACCCAAGGTATCCAAGGTACGCAAGGCATACAAGGTACTCAAGGAATTCAAGGTATTCAAGGTAATAACGGAATCCAAGGCATTCAAGGAATACAAGGAACCCAAGGAATACAAGGAACCCAAGGAATACAAGGTAATACAGGAATACAAGGTATACAAGGCATACAAGGAACTACCGGTCCTCAAGGAACTCAGGGCGTTCAGGGCTCAACCGGAACCCAGGGACTACAGGGCATACAAGGTATTCAAGGTACACAAGGAACACAGGGTATTCAAGGAATTCAAGGCTTAACCGGAACCCAAGGAATTCAAGGCGTACAGGGTATTACCGGTCCACAAGGCACGCAAGGTACTCAAGGAATTCAAGGGGTACAAGGCATAATTGGTGCTCAAGGTAGTCAAGGAACACAAGGTATTCAAGGAATACAAGGAATACAAGGAATACAAGGTACACAGGGTACTCAAGGAATACAAGGTACACAAGGCACACAAGGTATTCAAGGAGTGCAAGGAACTACCGGTACACAAGGTACACAAGGAATACAAGGTACACAAGGAATACAAGGCGTACAGGGTATAACCGGTATTCAAGGTATTCAAGGTATACAAGGTATACAAGGTTCTCAAGGCACTCAGGGGATTCAAGGCGTACAAGGTACTCAAGGAATACAAGGAACACAAGGAACACAGGGAACACAAGGTACCCAAGGCATTCAAGGAGTGCAAGGAACTACCGGTACTCAAGGTATTCAAGGTATTACAGGACCACAAGGTATACAAGGTATTCAAGGTATTCAAGGTACACAGGGTATTCAAGGCACGCAAGGTACGCAAGGCATTCAAGGTATACAGGGAATACAAGGTACGCAAGGGACTCAAGGGACTCAAGGAACGCAGGGTATCCAAGGCATACAAGGTACGCAAGGAATACAGGGTATACAGGGGGTACAAGGCATAACTGGAACCCAAGGTATCCAGGGTATTACTGGCCCTCAAGGTACGCAAGGAATCCAAGGTACGCAAGGAATTCAAGGAATTCAAGGGATTCAGGGTACCCAAGGTACACAGGGTATACAAGGCCCCCAGGGTACACAAGGAATACAAGGTATTCAGGGAATTCAAGGTACAACAGGACCGCAAGGTACTCAAGGTACTCAAGGAATTCAAGGGATACAAGGTAACACTGGTACGCAAGGAACCCAGGGAACTCAAGGAATCCAAGGTATACAAGGAATACAAGGTACGCAAGGTACACAGGGAACTCAAGGAACTCAAGGAATACAAGGCATTCAAGGTACACAAGGAATTCAAGGTATTCAAGGTACAACCGGTACACAAGGTATACAAGGCATACAAGGAACTACCGGTCCTCAAGGAACTCAAGGCATCCAAGGTACTCAAGGTACTCAAGGCATCCAAGGCATTCAGGGAATACAAGGTACACAAGGCACAACTGGCGCTCAAGGTATACAAGGTAATACTGGTACTCAAGGAACACAAGGAACACAGGGAACGCAAGGTACGCAAGGTACGCAAGGCATTCAAGGAGTACAAGGCTTAACTGGAACTCAAGGTATCCAAGGTATTACAGGACCGCAAGGTACACAGGGTGTACAAGGTACCCAAGGTATACAGGGTATTCAAGGCACGCAAGGTATACAGGGTATTCAAGGCATACAGGGAATACAAGGTACGCAAGGTACTCAAGGTACAATTGGTACACAAGGTATACAAGGCATACAAGGTACTCAAGGAACACAAGGAATCCAGGGTATACAAGGCACCCAAGGAACTCAAGGAATTCAAGGTATACAAGGTACAACAGGACCTCAAGGTACGCAAGGAACCCAAGGTACTCAAGGGATACAAGGTAATACCGGTACCCAAGGAACACAAGGAACACAAGGAACCCAAGGTATCCAAGGCAATACCGGTATCCAAGGTATCCAAGGTATTCAAGGTATACAAGGAACTACTGGACCTCAAGGAACACAAGGAACACAAGGTATCCAAGGTATTCAAGGTATACAAGGAACTACTGGACCTCAAGGAACACAGGGAACACAAGGAACAACTGGTACGCAGGGCATTCAAGGCGTAACTGGTCCTCAAGGTACTCAAGGCATACAAGGTATTCAAGGAACACAAGGTACTACTGGTGCACAAGGAATTCAAGGTATACAAGGTATAACTGGCCCTACTGGACCAACGGGACCTCAAGGTACGCAAGGTACGACTGGTGCTCAAGGTATTCAAGGTATAACTGGACCTACTGGACCGACAGGTCCGCAAGGTACGACTGGTGCTCAAGGCATACAAGGTATAACAGGTACTACCGGTCCTCAGGGTACACAAGGTACTACCGGTGCTCAGGGTATTCAAGGTATCCAGGGTATAACTGGACCTACCGGACCAACCGGACCGCAAGGTATTCAAGGTGTTACTGGGCCAACTGGACCGCAAGGTATTCAAGGTGTTACTGGACCAACTGGACCTCAAGGAACTACTGGTGCTCAAGGAATACAAGGTATAACTGGACCTACTGGACCGACAGGTCCGCAAGGAACTACTGGCGCTCAAGGAATTCAGGGTATAACCGGCCCAACAGGACCTACTGGACCTCAAGGAACTACTGGTGCTCAAGGAATACAAGGTATAACTGGACCTACTGGACCAACAGGTCCGCAAGGGGCTACTGGCGCAACAGGAGCTCAAGGTATTCAAGGTATAACAGGTCCTACAGGACCTACCGGCCCGCAAGGTACGACTGGTGCTCAAGGCATTCAAGGTATAACAGGTCCTACAGGACCTACCGGCCCGCAAGGTACGACTGGTGCTCAAGGCATTCAAGGTATAACAGGTCCTACAGGACCGACAGGTCCGCAAGGGGCTACCGGTACTCAAGGTACTCAAGGTATTCAAGGTGCTACAGGACAAAAAGGAGGAGTACCTTATAATTTT